TTTAAAATAATTGTATATATTGTATTCGATTATTTTATTATATAATTATAGGGTGTCTATCCGTTCAGACGCCCTATGCTAACAACTAGAAAGGATACAGAACATGTTAGGACCATTTACAGACATTAGAAAGCTAGAGATGTATGAGACTAAATCTGGTAGGTACCAAGCTTATTTCCAATTGACTAGACCGAATGGTGAACGAGAGTTCATTACTCCAGAGCAATATGAGAAAGCTAAAACACAGTTTCTGAGAATCCAAAGAAAGAAAGGAAAACGACATGGGTGATAGAGTTAGTATACAATTTCAAGACAAAGATGGCGACAGTAGTATCTGTTTGTTCCATCACTGGGGTGGCAAGTGGTTTCCACATTTTGCTGGCGCCTGGTTTATGTTACATAAACAAAAGATTAATCCTAGTCAAGCAACTCCATTAACTAGATTCGAAGCAAGAAATGTTATGGTGCAATTTATACAATCGCTTTCAAGATATAATAGTATGCGAGGTATAAAAGGGTTTAGTGGAGATTACGATAATCCTAAAATAGATTATTATGATTCTGTAATATCGCATAGTATTTACACAGGTGCTACTCCTGATGATGGCGATAACTCAGATAACGGTCATTATACTATACGAACAGACACAGGAGATTTAAGTAATCAAGATGGCGAGATAATTACCATATGTAATCCTGCTATCATGAAAGAAGTTGAGGCGATGACTAGAAAAACTAACAGAGAGGAAGTTATGGAGGTACTTAAACAATGCGCGAATTGATTTTATTTCTATCTGGTGCAATGGTGGCTATTTTCGCTATTGTTGTAGTGATAGTTTTTGGTACGATTTTGTTTTAATTAGTTTACTATTAATAATAACAAAAGAAAGAGAGAATGATATGCCACTTACAAATAAACACGTAAGACCAAAACTAACTGCCAAGCAACAAGAAGAAGCTTTTGTTTGGTGGTGCAATCAAAATGAAGAAGAACTTAATGTATATTTTAACAAGAATAAAATAACAGAACAATCTCAAATAACAGCTGTAGCTAAAGGTCTTTGGCTGGATAGACTAGAGAGGGTAGGGTTAAGGAGTTGTAACTCATGACAACAGAAGAAATACAAAGCCTAGTTTTTGGTTCATCTAAACAACTAGACGACCTTGACATTGGTAAAGCAAAAGAGATTGGAAAAGGTCGAAGTGCTCAAGAATATTCATTTACTGTTTATCATGATCAAGCTCCTCTTACACCTAATACTCAGTTAGGAGAGGACATTACAATTGTAGATATGTATGACGGTCGGTATAATGTTATATTCTACATTAGAACACACGTGTCTTTCAAAGACATTAAAAACTACATGGACAACTACGAAGATATCCTCATAGATAAATAAAAACCTATACATTTAACCTCTAATACGCTAAATTGGAGGTTAATTATATGGATAACATTATTGAATTTAATCAAGTTGAAAATAAGATTTTATCAGACAAAGAAAAGAAGTTCGTCAATAACATAATTTCTGGATTAGGTAAGAAACAAGCGGCGTTAGAAGCAGGATATGCTGAATCGTCAGCTCACGTACAAGCTACCCGACTACTAAAAAAGGATAAAATTCTGAGGGCCGTGACCCGTGCTCGTCAGATCCAGACGCAAAGAACAGTACACACAGTCGAAGAAGAGGTCAAAAAGCTAGACGGGTTGTATGATGCTGCGTGCGATAAGAAACAATTCGGGGCAGCGGTCCAGGCTGCGAGGTTGAAGGCACAGTTATTGGGGTACCTTGTTGAGAAGAAGGATGTCAAAGTATCACAAGTCGATAACATGGATGAGGGTGAGTTGATCACCTACCTTGACAAGTTGAAATTAGACTACGGCGGTTGAGTGATGCGGCTTGAGCATTGAGCCGTCCGCATTCCACCTCCGTCCTCCCGCCGCCGGCGGCGGTCGGCGGATGTTTGTCCACACATCAACAACCACAAACCGCCCGGCCTGGGCCGTTTCCATATGTTAATAACTTTGTAAATTAATTGTTTAATAATGATTTTATTAGTTTATATTAGTATTATAACATAAGGTTATAGAAAGAATAACGTAAATATAGGAGTTTATAATGACTCAGACTATTAATAAAAAGTTCCCTACCTCATTCAGAGCGATAGAGAACAGAGCAATCATGTTTCTTTTAATTAATCAAAAGAAACCATCAGGCAAAGCCTTTGCCCGATACGAACTTTACAAAACAACAACTTCGTTATTAGACGCAGTCAACAATGGTTTCACACCGTTAGACATGCAATATGAAACGAAGTCCAACCACCGTTTTAAGAAGTTCCATACTATGTGTTTCATCGAAGGTGTCAACGTAAACGAAAAAACCAAGACATCTTTAGAAACCGTTATCAATAAGAACAAAGAAGTAGTCAAAGACTTACCGACCGCAGTTCAGAAAAAGATAACAGAGAACATCAAGAAGTTCGAAAAACTCATTCAAGAAATCAAGTAAACATATATCAAGGCGCCTCAACCAGGCGCCTTTTTTCTTGAGCATTGAGTCCTCCACCCTCCTCCTCCAGGTGAGTTGAGCACTAAGCCTTGAGCGTTGAGCATTGAGCATCAACATTCCACAAAACTTACGAAGTAAGTTTTATAATCTCCTGTTATAAAAATTTTTTTATAGTAAAAAAATAACGAAAATGTAGAGGTTATTTACTTGTTTTTATTTGTTATTATTAGTTTATATTAGAAGAACGAAAGGAGAACTATGCTAGAATTTTTACTAATATTTATTTTAGGAATACTAGTTTTAGTATTTACTAATTAATCGAAATAGTATAATAATTAACTTAGAAAGGAGAGTGATTAAAAATATGAATGCTACTAATAAAAAATTTCCTAATAGTTTTAAGAAATACGCTAGTAGAAAAATTCTTTTTCGTTTAGTAAATACTAAGCGAGGAAAATCTTTCGATATATTCGAAGCAAATAAATTCGCTACGACTATCGAAGAACTTTTTTCAAATTCAAATTATCGTAGTATAGATTACGCTTACGATACTAGAATTAACAACAAGTTATCTAGTACAAAGTTAATCGTAGAAAACGTAAACGATACAACCGATATAGAAGAAATTAAAGTTATTCTAAAAGAGAATAAAGAATTTCTATCAGCGAATAAAACTATTAAGAATAGAAAAGCAATCGAAGAAAATATTAAATTCTTCGAAAGTAAAATTTCTTAATTAATAAATTTCAATCTCTCTCTTTTTTAAGAGAGAGATTTTTATTTTCATTTACAATTTCCAATCATCTAAAAAATATTCGTATTAAGTTTGCTGTGTAATAAATCGTATAAAGTTTGTACGTTTTGTAGGCGATTTGTTTATATACGAATAAGCTTTACCACTAATGGCTGTTATATGTATAAATAATATATATACTAATTTGATGATAAAGGTCTGGTTATTACTGTTTCTTACCTCTGCTCCTCATCTACCTTCTGTTAAGTACAATGCTTGGCTTTACCAAACAGAAATAGAATGTAGAGAGGCGCAAGTAGAATATTTAAATCTGTACGAATCTCAATCAGATTTCTATAAATCAACTTTAATAACTGACGCTTTTTGTATAGAGTTTGAATCTTTTCCAATCGAGAAGTTTCAACCACAACTATTTGAAAAAACATGAGAACTGAATTAATAGAAAAAGCAAAAACAATTCTTTTGGATCCTAAAGCTCCAAAAAATATCAAAGCACAAGTTTATGAGATATTAGAGAAACAGCGATCCAAAGAAGCAAACGCCGGAGCAAAAGAAACTATTATAGGTTATGCAAAACATATGTACCCTGGATACAACGATCCAGCACATATAAAACTTATTGCACAAAACCTAGAAAGTTTGGAGAAAGGCGATATAGACAGACTAGCTATATTTATGCCACCTCGACATGGCAAGTCCATGTTATGCTCCGAGTTTTTTCCAGCTTGGTACTTAGGTCGTAATCCTAAAAAATTTGTTATACAATCAACATACGCTCAAGAATTGGCTGATGATTTTGGACGCAAGGTACGTAACCAAATACGCTCAGAAGAATTTATGTCAGTCTTTGAAGGTGTAGGCTTACGAGAAGATTCAAGCTCAGCAAAACGTTTTCACACAGTACATGGCGGAACGTATAGTGCAGTCGGTGCCGGCGGTGCTATTACAGGTCGTGGTGCACACTTACTAATTATTGATGATCCTATAAAAGGGCGTGAAGAAGCAGAGTCAGGGCTTCAACGTAGAAATTTAGTCGAGTGGTATAAGTCAGTCGCTTACACACGATTACAGCCAGGTGGTAAAGTTATTCTAATTCAAACTCGATGGCACGAAGAAGATTTAGCAGGATGGATATTAGAGAACTCAGGAGAGAAGTGGAAAGTTTTAGATTTACCAGCGATAAACGCAAGTGGTGATGCGTTGTGGCCAGAAGCATATCCCGTAGAAAAATTACAAAAAATCAAAGCGACAGTCGGCGATAGAGTATGGGAGTCATTATACCAGCAACGTCCAACAGCAGAACAGGGTGCTATACTCAAGAGAGATTGGTGGCAGAAATTGGATCATCAGCCTAAATACGATTTTATATTACAAAGTTATGACACAGCGTTTAGTACGAAAGAGTCTGCAGACTTTTCAGCAAGAACAACGTGGGGAGTGTTTTCTAGAGTGAACGAAGATACTGGCGAAATAGAAGCATGTATAGGTTTAATCGAAGCGTGGAAAGATAGAGTAGAATATCCAGATTTAAGACGCATCGCACAAGAAGCATATCGAGAGTATAAGCCTAATGTAATTCTAATCGAGAAACGTGCATCAGGGCAATCGTTACTTCAAGACATGAGAAGGGCGGGTTTACCCGTACACGAGTATAGACCTGATAGAGATAAAGTTTCAAGAGCACATGCGGTCGCTCCACTTTTAGAAAGTGGACTTATCTATACTCCAGAAGAATTATGGGTAGATGATATAATCGCAGAAGCGGCGGCGTTTCCATATGGTAAACACGATGACTTCGTAGATACTTGTACTCAAGCGTGGCAGTTGATTCGAGAACAATATTTAGTAGCGCATCCATTAGATCCAGATGATTTTGACGAATGGGACGATAAACCAGCTTTAACTAAATTAGTAGAAAAGAAATATTATAGTTAGACAAGTTGTAAGAAATATTATAAGTATTACAAAAAAGGAGGGCATATGCCAAGAATGAAAATGGGTCCTAAGGGTAAAATGAAAAAACCTAAAGGAATGTTAAAAAAACCTAATACGCCAGGAGAAAAAAGTAGAGCGGTAAAAGGGTTTATTACTAAAGCTTTAGCAGATTTAAGAAAAGGCAACAAAATGAAAGGTAATCCATCTGGAAGAGATGTAAGGTTACTAAAAAGATTAGCGCCTAAAATGAATAAAAAGAAAAAAGCAAAAGCATAATGAAAGATGATTGTCCAGTATGTGGAGGCACGGGCTGTGTTTGTCCTAAGAAATGAATACTATAAAACCTAAACCAAAACCTTTATCGCCTCGTCAGCAAGAGATGATGGATTCTATAAATAGAATTTATAAAACTGTAGCGGCAGATAAAAGGTCTGGTAGAATAAAAAATAAAATAGCGAAAAAGTTTAAAGAGGGTAAAATGAAAAAGCCACCTAAACCTAAAGCTAAAAAGAAAAAAGGAAAGATGGGAAGATGAACAGAAAAAATTTTAGTAAATCAATGTTAGGAGATTTAAATAAAGATGGTAAAATGTCTGGCTATGAAAAAGCTAGACAGAAAGCTATCTCTAAAGCTATGTCTAAAAAGAAGCCAGTAGGTAAAAGTGGACCAGCTACTAAAGGCAAAAGAAAAAAAGCTAAGAAAAAAATATAATGCCTAATATAAAAAAAGACGGAACTCGTTATGGCAAGCCAATTAAAATTGGTGTTGTCGTTCCACAAATAGTTGCTGACATTGCAGTTCAGATGATTCAAGATGGTAAGATGACACAAAAAGAAGCTATCTCTATTTTGAAAAAAAATTTTAAAAAGAAAAAATGATTAGTATTACTCAAGACATATTTAACTGGAGTAAAAAGTTTTTAGAAAAACCTAATAAACATTTAGGCG